CCAGACCAAGAACAATCCGTGGGCCGGCTGGGAGCGCATGCAGCAGGAGCTACGCAACGAGACGCGCGAGAAGATCCTGTGCCGTGCGTATGGCGTCCCGACCCGCTCCATCAACAACCGCTTCCCGCTGTTCAACGACAAAGTTCACGTCATCAAACACGAATGGATTCCCAAGGAGGGCACCCGCTATCACTTTGTCGATCCGTGTTCCGGCAGGAACTGGGCGATGATCTGGGCGCTGTTCGACAAGGCCAACCGTTGCTTCATCTATCGGGAGTGGCCCTGCCCCAACGAGTATGTCGAAGGCGTTGGCTACCCCGGCATGTGGGCCGAGCCGGACGGCAAGAAGGCGGACGGACGCCAAGGTCCCGCGCAGAAAGACTTCGGCTTCGGGCTGGAGCGCTACGTTGAAGAAATTCACAACGTAGAGAACGGCGAGCGCGTTTTTGAACGGTGGATGGACAGCCGCTACGGCAACGCCCAGACGCTGGCCAAGGAGCGCCCCACCACACTCATCGAGGAGATGAGCGACCTCGGCATGGATTTCACCGCCACGCCGGGAGACACGATTGATGAAGGTGTTGCCCTCATCAACGACTGGCTCCACTACGACACCCAGAAACCCATCAGCGCGCTCAACCAGCCCAAGCTCTACATCAGCGAGAACTGCCAGAACTTGATCTGGTGCATGAAGGAATGGACAGGGGCGGACGGAACCAAGGGTAGCAGCAAGGACTTTCCTGATCTTGTCCGCTACTTGGTTCTATCCGGCTGCAACAACGTCGAAGGCGACATCCTGCGCCCGCGCGGAGGAGGAAGTTACTAATGGCTCCGAGCGGCATAGTTCCCCCACCCCCGCGCGTCCGCCCATGGCGAGGCCGCAGCAAAGAGCCGCCCAAGTGCGGCGTCTGTTCCAAGCAGCTTCGTATCGACGACATCCATGGCGTGGACAACCAACTCGGCCCCATCTGCCGCGAGTGCGGCCCTCACGTCATAGCGGCCAACCAACTCATGTATCCCTTTTGGATCTAAAGCGTCAGAAGTGACCAATTAATCCACAAAACCCGCGCTAAAGCGTCATTAATGACGCCTTAACCCACACGAACGACTGGATAAAAAACACAACACATGTTCAAGACTATAACCAAAACCATCCCCATCGACCGCTACCCCGTTTCTGAAGACGAAGAGTTCGACTTCAAAGGCGCCCTCGCCTTCACCCGCGACCAAGCCCCGCCCTGCTGGCGGGCCGTCATGGTCTCCCTGCAAGACCGCATCACGGACGGCGTGGCCTTGGCCAGCAACATGGCTACCGCCAAAGACCCCGGCCTCCTTGCCCACGCCAACGGCCAGCTCAATGCGCTGGTGGAATTGTGGGACTACCTAGAAGCGAGTAGGGCCGAAGCGTCGAAGGTCCGGTAGGTAGGCATGAATTTTGCTCATTAGAAGTATGATGAAAGGAGGTGGAGCTTTGTGTTTAAGATACCTGACAACGGGATTGTTTATAGTCCCTATGGAGGCATTGGCTTTTACGAGCGGCATGCGCCGACTCGCCCTGCGGGGCGTGTCAGCCTGTGGCGTTTAGTGCGGAAGCTGTTGTCGATTTTTGCCTGACACAGCGCATGTGTTGACATGGCACACAATATGTGCTACTTGTGTTGACGAGTAGGGCATTCGTGCCCGAATCCCGGTTCTAACGTCCCGGTTCCCCCCAGACGTTTGGCGCACCTCTTAGGGGTTTTATCCTATGGCGACAGACAATGTGGCCGCGACAGCGGCGGGAGCGGACGATGTAGTTTCGATGGCACTAGCCGAGCTGGGCGTTAAGCGTCAGCCCGAGGAAGCCAAAGACGAGTCCGCTGACAAGACGATCTCTGACAACACGGACACAACAGAGGAGCCAGAGGAGAAATCTGAGGATTCCGCTGAAGAAGTAGACACCGAGGAGGAGCCGGCGACTGAAGCCGATCCTGCCGAAGAACCCGAGGATAGCGAGGACGCCGTCGCAGAAGAACCTGCTGGCGAGGAGGTTACGAAGGACAAGGTTCAGCGCAGGATTGATAAGCTCGTCGCCAAGCAGCGCGAGTCTGAAGAAAAAGCCCAAGCTGCCAGCGCTGAACTGGAGCAACTACGCACCGCCAAGGCGGACCTAGAAGCCCAGCTCAACCAGACCTCCCGCCCCGTTCTCACACCTACGGCCGACAACCCGTTGGCCGATGTGGACAGTGACGAGGCCCTTCAACAGCGCATCCAGAACGCCCAAGCGGTTCGCCGGTGGGCACTTCAGAATACGGATGGCACGACGATCAAGCAGCCAGATGGCTCTGAGAAGTTCATCGAGGCAGCGGAGGTTAAGGACTATCTCGTCAAAGCTGACGACATCCTGACCATCCACGTTCCTGCTCGTAAAGAATGGTTGGCCCAGCGTGAGCCGGCGGTTCAAGCCGCCAAAGCGACATTCCCTGACATCTTCAAGGAGGGCAGCGCGCTCAACCAAGCCTACAAGGCCACGATCAAACAGGCCCCCGATCTCCTCAAGATCCCCCAGCATGAATACTGGATCGGCCTCGCCCTCTACGGAGAGCAAGCCCTCATGGCCAAGCAGCAGACCGAAGCTGCCAAAGACAAGGCCAAGAAAACTGTGTCCGCGAAGAAAGAGAAAACCGTCACGCCCGTCCAGCCCGTTAGCGCGCCCCGCTCTGCCACAAAAGGCAGCTCTACGGCTGCGAAAAATCGGTTCTTCAAATCAAGCGGGTCCATGTCGGACATCGAGGACTTGGTGGGAGAACTGATCGGATAAACCCAATCAATTAGAAAACTCACACAATATGTCACAAGGACTTGTTCATCCGGCCACCGGACTGCGCGAAGACTTGGCTGACGTGATCTCGGTCATCGACCAGAAAAACACGCCTGTCACTTCCCGCATCAAAGCCGGCTCGGATCTCACCAATGGCTCTGTCTTCTCTTGGCAGGCCGACAGCTATAACGACCCGTCGTTCGACGGTGTCCTCACGAATGCGGATGTCACCACGTTTGACGATCCCGCCAAAAACCGCGTCCTCCTTTCCGGCCGCGCCCAGAAGTTCCGCCGTTCCATCAAAGTCGATGACTTTGCCCAGAACGTCGATAACGTCGCTGGCGTTGGCAAGAAGAAGGAAATGGCTCGCGGCGTTTCCCGCGCCCTCATCGAACTGAAGCGCGACATGGAAAGCGCCTTCTGCTCCAGCAACGATTCGCAAGAGCAGAGCGGCACCAACCCGTATAAAACTCGCGGCCTCGGTTCGTGGATCTCCAGCTCGGCTCAGACCGACCTGCCTGTTCCCGCGTCGTTCCGCACGCCGTCCGCCTCGATCAACACGACTGCTACCGCCTCTCTCACCGAGAGCGATGTCGCCGCCGTTCTTCAGAGCGTCTACGAGCAGACCGGCACCATCGACACGATGGATCTCGTCACTGGCCCGAACCTCAAGAAGCGCTTCAGCGAGTTCACCCGCTACTCCAGCGGCAGCAACACCGCTCTGAGCACCCGTCAATACACCGCCTCGCTCAATGACCGCACGGTCATCAGCACGGTGGACACCTACATCGGCGACTTCGGCACGATCAACTTGGTGCCGACCTTGTTCAATGCGAAGGACGCAGCCGCTGCCGTTCAGTCGGCCCGTGGCTACCTCCTTAACATGGACATGTTGGAGTCCCGGTATGGTCGCCGCCCCCGCTTCCAAGAATTGGAAGACCAAGGTGGTGGACCGCGTGGCCTCGTTGATGCGATTGCCGCGTTGGTGTGCTGGAACCCGAAGGGCCTCGGCGAGTTCGCCGCGACTTCCTAGTAGCAACCTCAATTAAGGAATAACAAAACTATGAAGCTATACGAACTGCCCGCCGAAACTAAAGCCGCCACCGGCTTTACCCACAAGGCGATCATCGACCACACGGACCTCACGCAAGCGACCGACAACACGGCGCAAGATGTGAAGATCCTCACCGTCCCGGCCAAAAGCATTGTCACTAGCGTGGCGATGCACCTGACGACTCCGTTCCAAAAAACCGGAACGTCGGCCTACAACACGAACGCGCTCATCATCGGTGACAGCGGCGACACGGATCGCTGGCTGGCTTCCACCGAGCTGAACGTGAACGGCACCGAGATTCTGGCCAAAGTCCAGCCCTCGACCATCCCCGCTGCCTACGTCACGGCCACGGACATCAACGCGAACTTCGCGTCGATGGCCAGCTATGACCTCGCGGAGTTGGATGCCGGCGAAGTTGAAGTCTTCTTCAGCCTCGTCTCGCTCGCGGATTACTAAGCCGTCTTAACACTCTGTCGTCCGCTGCAAGGCGGACGGCAGCAGTTAGGATGTCAGACAATCTATGGTCAGAACTTGTCCTCGATCTCGGGGATGAGATGGCCGACGCGGTCAAGCAAGAGCTGATTGCCGGTTGGAACGCCGATGCTGTTCTCGCCGCCACTCGCCAACGCCAGATCGCCGAAGCCAGTGCGCGCATAGAGCAATGCGCCATCGAAGGCATCGGCCAGAAGGACATGAGCATAGACGCTGACGCTTATTGGTCTTGGGAAGCAGCGGAGCCGGGATGCTGGAAGGACAAATCTTTCAGGGACTGGTTCAAGAAAAAGAACCCCGAGACCGTTGTGCCTTATACCCCCCGCAAAACCACTGTCCTCATCTAATGATTAAAGCACCCAAGCCAGAGGACATCACGGCGATGCTCTACGAGATCGACCAAGCGGACGCCGATGGCAGCCAATATGTTCAGCGCAAACTGCGCAACTGGAATACACGATTCTGTATCTGGCCGGGGCAAAGTGAGGATGGCCGCAAATGGTCTGGTGCCCAAGGCAAGCAGCCGTGGCCGTGGAGCGGAGCATCGGACGTAAGGGTGCGTTTGGCCGACAATATCATTTCGGACAACACGGCTCTCCTTTGCAACGCCTTCTTCAAGTCGCGCGTGCAAGTCCAGCCGGTGGAGTCCATGGATGCGGACAAACGCGCCGCCGCCGAAGCCGTGATGAAGTGGCTTATGTTCCAGCACTGTCTGGATGACCTTCGCCGCGAAGTAAAACTCGCCGCCCAATTCCGTGAGACCTACGGGCTGGCGGTTATGGCCGTTGACTGGGTGCAGAACACCCGCACCGAGATCAAGTCTTTCAGCATCGAAGACGCGCAGATGATGTTGGAGCAGAGCCAAGACCCCAACCTCGCCGCTCTTCTGGAAGTGGTCATGGACCCGCTGCAAGAGGAGACCGCCGCCGAACTCTTGGGGCAGATCATCCCTGAGTTGGGCAAGGTTTCCAAGGTCCGCGAGTTCCGCGACAAGGGCCTTGTCCAGTGGGAGGAGCCTTATGTCTTTGAAAGCAAGCCGGTGTGGACCGCGCTTGAAGCATGGGAGGATGTCATCTTCCCCATTCAGACCTTCAGCCTTCAGCGCGCCGCGTTCGTTGCCCGCAGAGAATTGCTCACTGAAGTGGAGTTGCGCGAGCGCGGCGCAGTCGAGGGCTGGGACGAGGAATGGATCGAAGCCGCCTCGCAGCACAAGGGCCAGCTCAAGCGCATCTCGCTCAACATCCACCGCACCGATCAGTTCCTCTACGAGCAACTGCGCGACATGTGCGAAATCTGGCACGTCTACCGCAAGGAGAACGATCCCAAGACCAACGCCATCCGCGTCACCCGCTCCGTGGTTAGCTACCATGTCACCGACAAGGTCGCCGTGCATGAGCTGCTGCCCTACGCCCACGGACAATACCCTTTCATCGAACTCCCCCGCGAGCGCGCCACCCGCCCTCTGCTAGAGAGCCGTGGCATCCCCGAGTTGGTGCAGACTGCGCAGGAGGAAATCAAGATCCAGCGCGACTTCCGCTCCGACCGCGCCAGCATCAGCATCCTCCCGCCCGTCAAGGTGCCGGCCAACCGGGGCAAGTTTGACCTAGTCCTCGGTCCCGGCATGCAGATCCCCGAACGCCGCCCCGGCGAGATCGAGTGGATGAATCCCCCTCGCCCCGACATGGGCAGCATCGAAGTGGAAGCCGCCACCCGCGCGGACGTGGACAATTACTTTGGCCGCATCAGCGATGCCGTCCCGCAGCAGCGCTACATGCTCCACACGCAGGAGCTAATCGACTCTTGGCTAATCGACATGAAGCTGTGCATCGCGCAGACCATGGCGCTGGCGCAACAGTATATGACTCCCGAGGAGGTCGCGCGCATCACCGGCAATGCCCAGTTGGCATTCAACGCATCGCCCCAAGACATCCGGGGCCGCTTCGACATTACCGCTGAGTTTGACGCGCGCCTCCTCGACAACGAAGCCCTCGGCGCAAAGCTCGACTACTTGGCCAAAGTGCTCGTCCCGCTCGACAGCTTCGGCGTCATCGACCGCGCTGGCTTGGTCAAATACATGTTCCAAGCCGTTGACCCAAATCTCGCCGGCCTCTTGGTGCAAGACATCGGCGCCGCGACGCAGATGGAGCAAGAAGACGAACAAACCGCCTTCGCAAAAATCGCCGCAGGCACCGAACCCCCGCTCAAGGAAGGCGGACAAAACGCGCAGGTAAGGCTGCAAACCCTCCAGCAAATCATCCAGTCCAACCCCGCCGTCCAGCAGCGCTACCAACAAGACGAAATCTTCCGCAGCATGATCGACGCCCGCGCACAAGCCTTCCAGTTCCAGCTCCAACAGCAGCAAAACGCAGTAATCGGCCGCACCGGCGCCCAGCCCGCGCTGCAAAAGATGGCGCAGGAACAGCAACTCGGCATGACCGCCGCTCCTTCCGCTTAATGCCCCTGCTGCCAGCCGAGTCTGCGAGACAGGTCGCCGCGGCGACCAACTGATACTGCCAACTGACTACTGCCAACTTCCCCACCCCATGCATCCCAATATCAACGTCCGCAACGTCGCCGGTTTAAACATCCCGCAGCACGACTATCTCAGCATCTCGTATTACGGCAGCACCAACAACATCCAGACCGTCACCTACAAAGAAGGCGGCAGCTCCGGCCAAACAGTCGCCACGCTGACCTTCAGCTACACGACAAACCCTCCGACGACCGACGATGCCTCACTGGCGTCCGTTGCTCGCTCTTAAATCTCCAATTTCTAATTTGTAATGCCTTGGACGTTTAACCCCTTCAGCGGCACGTTCGATCAAAAAGGATCGGGCGGCGGCGGCGCGTCCTATATTGACGGCGAAGTAGCAACCTACGCAGACCTTCCGCTGGATGGCTCCGCCGCTCTCAACAGTGCATGGCTCGTCCGCACCGCCAGCGGCGTCTGGCCGGTTAGTCGCAAGCAGGCAGGCATTTACATTAGGACGGCGACAGGCGGCAGCAACCGCGACTCCGACTACACCTACGCTGGCACCATGCCGGACGTGTTCAGCGACTCGCAGTTCCTGCTCTACGACAATAGCGACACCAGCAAGAACCTCGCCTTCGACCTCGGCAACATCACCACCGGCACCACCCGCACGCTGACCGCACCGAACGCCTCGGGCCGCATCCAGATCGAAGGCCAGCCCATCGGCAACACCACGCCCGCCGCCGGCACCTTCACCACGCTCACCGCCAACAACGGCACGCTCACGGCGTCCGCGCCTGTGCTTGATCTGGCGCAAACTTGGAATGCCAGCGGAACCACGTTCACGGGGCTTCGGTTCAACGTGACCAACACATCGAGCGCGGCGGCATCGCGTTTACTTCGCTTGCAATTTGGAGGCGTAGACCGTGTCAGTGTTTTGCCTACTGGCGGATTGCAACTCAATCCCGAAAACAACACAGCATCTATCGCGCTGCAAGAAAACTGGCAAATGCTGCACATTGCGGCGGGGTCAACACTTGCAACCAGCGGCACTACAACCGCACTGCGATTATGGGGAACTGGGTCGGGGCTTGGCCGCGTGTCGATTCATGCTGATGCGGGATTGGAAATATTTCAAAACAGCAATTTAGCAAATGGGGCTGGGCAATCTTATCTTATCTCCGACACAGACCACGCCCTCGCGCTTCGCCGCGCCACCAACCCCCAGACCTTTAACATATACAATACGCATACCTCCACCACGAACCACGAACGCGGGTTCCTGCGCTGGTCGAGCAACGTGTTTCAGATCGGCACGGAGAAGGGATCGGGCGGCGGGACGGCGAGGGCGCTGGCGCTTCAAACAGACGGCACTACGCGAATGACCGTAGGCACCGATGGGTTCGTCGGAATTGGTGTCACCGCAGAAAGACCGCTACACATCCAAGGTTCCGCTGCTTTTGGTCGCATGGATCGTCAAGGAGCTAACGGCCCTGCGTGGCTAATGATTCGGATGGCGACAGGCACAACTGTAAGTAGTTCTTGGTTGTTTGGCCCAGCAACAGGAGTTGCAT